GCAGTGATACAGCTGAGCCACCACCTCTAGTGAATAGCTGTGTCGCGCTCAGGTCACGTAAGTCATACGCTGTGAGAAGTCCAAACTGTGGAGCTGGGTTGTTAAGTGGCATTATGATCTCCCTAGGTTAAGGCGTCGAGCGCCTCTGTTACGCTGATTCATTACGCCTACAAGTCTATCAACCATAGCTCTCTCTGCAGCCTGACGAGTGTCATAGATTACAGCGCCACCAAAGTTGATATTGAAGACTGTGCTTGTCTCCTGAGCGCTCTCTCTCTCTGGCGTTGGTGCTATCTGTGGAGCTCCACTTGGTGATGCACTACCTCCACCACCACCACCACCACCACTACTTAAGGCCATACCAGCACCGCCGGCTGTTGCTGCTAGTCCTCCAAATATACTGGCAGCTGTAAAGTGGTTAAGTGCTGCAGCTGGATTCAATACAAGAGATGCAAAGCCCTTAGCAGTCTCCATCAGAGATCTTACTGCAGCCTCCTTACCCAGCCCAAAGATGATCTGAGCTATTGACTCTTTGAATGATTCACCCATAGCTAAAGCACCAAAGCTAGCCTCAGCGAAAGCACCACCAAAAGCAGACGCGAACTCACCAGCCTGATTAATCTGGTCTTGTACACTGTCTCTTAATTGAGTGAGTGTAGCCTGACTCTTTTCAAATGCATCAAGCCTGGCCTTCTCTCTCTCAGCTTCTTGGCTCTTTACAAGCTCAGTCTTTGCCATCTCAAAGCGCATATCAGCCATCAAAAGTTGATTCTGATTCTCTCTAGCTCTATCACGTTCAAGCTCATGCTGTGCGTCTAATACTTCAAGCTTTGTAAATCCAAGTCGCCTCATTTTTTCAATCTCTAGGGACCGAATTGCAAAGAGTTCATTTTGAGTCTGACGCTCGAGCATTAGACGTTTAGCCTCTGCAGCCTTCTCAGCAGCAAGTCTTGCACTTCTTCTCGCTTTAGCTCTAGCAGCTCTATCCTTCTCCGCCTTCTCTCGATCTGCTTTAGCTTTTGACTCTAGGTCTGAGAATCTTTTATCAATGATATCAGAGTCTAAAGTCTCTGCATTGATCGCTTCAATTGACTGCTGAACTTCTTTATATAACTCTACAAGCTGTGTTTTATCTCGTTTACCTACGATGGCTAATTTCTCAGATTCTTTAAATCTGCTCTGAAGTCTATTGTGCTGGCCCTCAAGCTCTAATTTATACTTTTCACGCTCAAGCTCTGAAACTTGAGCTACTTCAGCCTCCCTAAGTTCTAAGCTCTTAAGAATCACTATGTTTTCTGTTAAGCGTCGGGCAATTTCTACCGGTGCTCTTGACTCTAAATTTAGAAACTCAGTCTCTGCTCTGTATAGCTTCTCTTGAGTATCTGCTTGAGCAATAGTCTGAAGCCTTATAAGTTTGTCTGATTTTACTCTTTGCGCATCTAAATCATCAAGTAACTCAAGCTGCGTCTTGTAATATCCAATGCCTGTCAGAAGGCTATCAAATGCCTTTGTCCATCCCTCCTTCCTTCGCCTTGAGTACTTCTCTGACTTCTCTGTCTGTATCTCCTCCTCTTTAGCCATAGACCTAGCCACAGCCTTAGATTTCTTCTCTAGCTTTTCTTTAGACAGCTGAGCAGATAGCGTTAACCGAGTAAACTTCCTCAGCTCCTTATTAGTCGGTTTAACTCCTTTTTCAGCTAACATCTCAAGCTTAGATTGCAAGTCAGCAGAGGTTGTGGCAAGTGCATCCTCTGCTTGATCCGCTTCATGTGCAGCTCCTGAGATATTTATAAATGTCTCATATAAAGCAAAGCCCACCGCGACTAGGCCACCAATAGCCGGGATCAAAGACACAATAGATGCTTTGCCTCCTTTGCTCATTGAATCAAGGGTATCAGTGAGATCTTTAAAAGCTCCACCGGCCTCCTCTATATTTCCAACTAAAGAGCCTAGGCCCTCACCCATGTGGGTGTTCGACTTATCGAATCTATCAGCCATTGATGAAGCTGTCTCACCAATACCCTTGAGGCCTTTTTTAGCTTCTTCAGCCCCATCAAGTCTTACCTCAATATCTACTGTTCTACCCATGCTTACTCTCCTCTATTAATCTCTGCTGTGCTCGGCTCTGAGCTGACTCTGTATGATAGTGTAGAGTGTCTACAGCTTCAACCAATGCACATGATGGTGATGGGTGTGATACTGAGATGGGGTATAGACCTGATCTATGACGATGATAAGCAGAGATGATGCTTGCTAGTCTATTAGAACCAGCGACAGGACAAGACCTGATTTTAAGGTCGCTGTACTCAGCGCCACTATCAGGAGCGACTCGATAACCAGGCACATAGAGCCCATGATCATCACGTTGCACCATAGGTAGATTCTCTTTAAATGCACCGCCACAGTTACCACGCTTGTTACGTAGTCCTTGGCTTGACTTGCATTGATCACATGACCACGAGCGTCCTCTGTTATAGCTTAGCCAAACAGAAGACGCGCACATCATTTTCCCTGATCACCCAGTAAGCTTATTCTCTGTATATGAAGTACCAGCTCACTGATCGTCTGCACTCGATGGCTCTCAGGCCTGATCATCTGGAGCTGTTCAAGCGTTGCATCTACATCATCAATACTAACGAGTGAAGCTCCAATCATCTCATTATAGACATTGGTCAAATACTGTTGGTACTGACTCATGGCCTCACGCTCATCATCACTAAGCCCATGGTGCCACACAGCCTTCTCACGTAGATCATCTGGAGCTTCAGACCAGAGTAGACGCCCTAGCTCTGATCGAGTCATAGCACCGGCTCTGATCTCAGCCTGTTCACGCTCAGCTGGTGACAACGCTTTAAGCGTAAACGTCGTAGCGCCATCACCTATTTTCAAGTGAAGCATGTCACCTGTGTCTAGGTATTTAGAGCGCTCATCATCAGTACACTCTATTGATGGATCACAAGTGACAACTACCTCAAGAGTCTGAGATGATGACGTGAGAAAAGATAAGCCCATTTAGATGCCCATTCCTAGTCTGAATGGTGAGTTAGTGGCGTTGCTTCCACTCACGTCACCGCTGAAGCGTGATTGATTATAGGTGAGCTGCTGTCTCACAATGTCATTACCTGAAACATCATAAGCGCTAGGATCAACAGCAAGCTGAGCGGCGGGTAACATGATTGCACAGCCTAGACCATCACCGATGGGACCTGTGCCAATAACGACTTGACGCAAAGTACGATTGAAAAAATCGTCATTGATAAGAGTCAATGGAGTAGAGAGAGTCATGGTGAGCTCTACAACTACATCACTGATCTCCATATCACTCATAGCTAGAATACTATTAGAATGCCCCATAGGTGTAAGCGTGTTGGTTACTGTTAAGCTGAAGTCTTCACAATCTACCTCAGTTCTCGCAAGCATATCACCTGTTGTTACAGCAGATAGAGACGTTGGAGCTGTGCTCGATAACACAGCATATGCACCTCTAAAAAACGGAGGTGATCCACTGTTATATGTGGGCTCAATTGGTCCTACAGCGCTACCATGATCATCTTGAATAAGAGCAGATTGATAAGTGAACTCACCCATTAATCGACCATTGTCTAGTGTGATGCTTAGAGACTCGAGCACACAGCCATAGCAGAATGTTCTGAAGCCAACGCCATCGACACGAAAGCTGAGAGAGTTCTCTCTAGTGCCTGTTGCGTTTTGCCCAGGTACATACCAAGTTTGTAGATGACGAACAGTCTTTGATCCTGTGAACGCTGCACTAAATGCAGGTGAGAGATTCACATCACCACTATTAGTATCATCAGTGATGGCGCTATACTCGGCTCGACCATTTAAGTCAGCGCCAATGATTGTACCTACATCATCATTGTTGGGTCCTGATGCCGGTGTATAGCTATTAACATCTACAACAGTGGCTGTATCACTCAACACGCTAGGGACACGAGTCTTAAACCCGGCGCCTAAAAGATATCCTAGATAATTGGCTGAGTAGTTCGCTGAAGCTGTGCCAATAGTAGTGAGATCCACTCGGCACACAACTTGACCGGTTCGACGTCGAACTCTTGAGCCTGCGCTGAAGACAGTGTCAGGCTCAGGAGGTAACATGAAGTTACCATCTCGAGCATCATTGCGCTCACTCACCACAGGCTCACCAAAGATTACAATTGGATCACGCTCACAGGGGATTGAAACATAAGTTAAACCACTGTTGTCAGGTAGGCCGGTTGATGACGAGAGTGAGCCAAAAGAGCTCTCTACTGCCACTGATAATGTTCTGTGTGTTACTGTCATTTATGACTCCAGATAAAGAAGTGTGAACGGTACTGACAACATGAAGCTTTGCTCATCAGTATCAATGGGACCATAGATGGGTGGGTCTGGTATCACTGAGAGTATACCCGTTGTAGCTAGAGAATAGTTGGGTCCCTTTAGTTTTAGCAGAATGTACTCAGCATCCTCAGCAGCTAGGCGCTGAAGATAGAGAGTATCAGACTGAGGCACATCATAACGCACGTCACATGATACTTGCACACGTCTACGACCTGATAAACCTGCAGCGCCGTCATCCTCTGGAAAGGCCTCAAGAGATAGTTGGAAGTATCTGGTACTATTAAAGCGCTGATCAAGTGGGCTCACAGCGCCGTTTGCTCGATTGTGACAAACAAAACCATGATGCACATCTGTCTTTGGTAAAATTCTCATGATCTGATCTTCAAGAAACGTCAGCGCTGAGTTTATCCCTTGGCTCATGACATCAACTTCTTTCTAATCTCAATTTCTATTGATCTCACAAGTATATCGACATCAGTTAGAGATAGCCCTAAAAACTCGCGAGTCTCATTAACGGCATAGCCATACATACCATGAGCATTTAAGCCCACTATAAAATATGTTGGTGTCGCTTTATGAACAACTAGACTGTTCATCATGTTGCCGCTCAGGACTAAATCAACCTCTGCGCTATCATCTGATGAACCGCGTCTTCTTGATTCATGCTTATACTGTTTATATCCACCGCTATAGAACACACCATTTTTAGTCTTCACACCACCTTTAGGTTTCAGTCTAGCGCCACGATTAGCGACATAGAGTGGCCTCGTGGAGTAAGGCTTAAAAGGCATGTTGTGAGCATCTAGGCCTTTAGCTGTCCTCATCTTAATAGTTGCCAGTGTATTCATAGCCAAGCGCATAGAATCGCGTTTAGTCCATAAAGACCTTGGTAGATTGAGGTTAACTAAAGTAGCCATACTTAATGCCTCATCCCTCTAGCTATTTTGAAGAATGAATCATTCTCACTCTTTGTGTATGTAGAGTATGACGCCCTAAAATCTGTGGAGCTCCCACCCTCTCTTCTAAGATTCTCCTCACCTGCATCTACAACGCCATCCCCATCAAGATCGAGAGTGACAGATCTTAGAGCGAGGTCTAACATCTCATGATATCGAGCTCTCATATTGTCTGAAGCGTCGAACTGCATATTCATCTCATAGATGTGAGCAGCTGCACAGTAGACATGAGCTCTCTTGAATGACTGCTGATTGAAGACCTCATCCTCTGTGATGTTGTCAGGCACTACATGATCTCTGATAGCTAGTATCATCTCATCTAGTGAAGCTCTGATCTGAGGAGCAAAATCACTCTGACGACGTGGGACCATATCAGCAAGATTAGCCATCGAGCCCACCAGCTCATCATGGTCAAGGCCAGTATCGAAAGGTCGAGCAGTAACTTTTAACAGTCCTGTTTCAACTCTTTTAGCGCCTACGATATCATCATAAGCTATAGTGTATGGATAGACTCCTGATGTACCTGTGTTAGCTGATCCAATATCAACATAGCTCATAGCAAAGTTTAAGACGGCTGATGTGCTAAGGTCGATCTCTCTCGGTAGAGGTTCGGCTAGTAGAGCAGTCCCTGTTACGAGCCTAACCACCTTCACAGCATAGTATGTATCAGCTGATGTCTTCAGGTATGCTCTGACCTCATCACGCTCGAGCGCTGAGCCTATGGCTCCACTAGTTGTGAGTGTGCGTCGATCATTGGCTACTGCTGTGATGGTCACATCAGCTCTGCTCTGTGCAAAGATGCCATTGAAGTCACCGCCGGCAAACTTAACTGTAAGCGTGGGATTGTTTGTGTATGGTCGTGGTGGATCCCAGACAAAATGACAGTCTTGTCCTTTGATTGCCTTCTTCATTTCTTACCACCTTTATTAGCGTTGCTGATGTCTGTGTTTGTCGCTAAGTCAAGATTAGCAGCCTCAACAAAAGACTCTGTGACCGGTGACCAGGAGTGTCTGCAATTATAACCACCACAGCTAGTCTTTACAGCTAGGCCTTGACCGTTCCTCAGCTTACTCATCTGCTTATCATCGACCACCTTATTTATCAGCGCTTTGCAGAATGGTCGAGTTAGTCCATCTCTGGGACCAGTATAGAGATAGTTAGTAAGCCCAACCTCATCAGCTATTCTAGCTGTGACAGTTCGCCCATATTGACTGATACGTGTCTTAACCTCTGTAAGCTGTCTACCTTCTGAACTCTCTAGCCGTTGGTTTAGTGTGCTCTTAACGATAGAGAGAGGGACTTCAGTTGATAGAGCTAACAGTGCATCACGTGTAGCTCTCTTGAAGTCAGGGATGATCACATCTTCAAACACTGCGCTAGCGCTTTGAGCTTGGATCAGGTCAAGTTGAGGGAGCGATTGAGGATTATACTCTAAGCCGAGTACCTCAAAGGATCTCTCAACACTTGCTCTGATTTTATCAGACGATTCAATGAAATCATCAATGGCTAGACCTAGGCCACCCCTTAGAATCAAGTCTAAGAGTTGTTCATCATCAAAGCTTAATAAAAGCTCAGGCTCAGTCGATACTGACGCCATCTCGATGATACTCACTAGGTCTTTTCGAGCTTTCGCGAGAGATGTTTTGAATGCTCGCTCAGCTTGAACCTCTGCCTTTAATTGATCTCGTCTTGAACGGACTAGTTGAGCCATAGGACCGCGCTGACCCTTAACCTGACGGGTAAGGTCTGCAATGGCCTCCTCATCTGCATCAATCTCTGAGAGTTGATGATGGCTCAACATATCCATGTCTTAGATGCACGCAGTCAGGACGTAGCCAAGTGAAGCGTCAATGAGCTTCATCTGATGGACCTCTTCAGCGTAGACATAACGGCGTGTTGAATCGAGTGAGTCATATTGACCAGCCTGCATACCACCGAATTCAAGGTTAACTGCAGCCGTTGGCATACCTTTGACGTTACCGCTCTTTTGAACAATGGCGTCTGATCCTCGGAGGATACCCATGAAGATCTTAGTATCTGCCCAAATAGCAGACTCATCAGAAGTAGCACCAGGAACAGCAGTGTCACGTAGAGCCTGACCAACATAGATGTTGGGGATACCGAGGATGTCACGTAGCACAGCTTTGACAGCTTCATCAGAGAGGATCTGATTAGCACCGCCGGCGACGCCAATGGTACCAGCACCACCGACTTGCACATAGCCACGAACCTCAGGGTTGCGAGCTAGAGCGCGAAAGGTGCCACGTCCTAGAATCATGGTATCTGGGTTAATGCCATGAGCGTTAGCAAAGACAGTATCTTTGATCGTGTCAAGATAAGTCAAAGGCTCAGCGCCAATGGCGTCAAACTTAGTGGCAGGAGCTGCGGTATATCCTGCAAAGTTAGTAGCACTATCAAAGAGGACGTTAGCTGCTCGAGCTTCTTTAGCGAGCTTCATCACTCGGCTAACTTTACGAGCTAGACGCGCTTCTTCACTGCCAGGATACTGACTGTCAAAAATATCTTCCATCGCGATAGAGTCAGACGCTGCATAGATCTTAGCTTTAAAGGTCTGTGAGGTACGATCGAAACCGCCGATGGTTGCACGTGATGCACCGGGTGCGCGCTCGAGGTCAAGACCAGCGCCCGCTCCCATGAAGTTGCGTGACTCTTCAAGAAGAATAGTTCCTGAGCGCTCAGGCACTTTGATATTCTCAAAGACTTCACCAGCTATAAGCTGGCTGTCACTAGGTACTGCCTCTACTACGAGGCTAGTTAGAATCTGATCTACTGGGTGTAGATTACTATATGAGCTTGCCATGATTTTACTCCTTAGCTAGCACGTGAAACAGGGCCGAAGAAGAAGACCTTCATCTGGTCACCGTCCGCTGTCGTAAGTTGATTAACATTTGGCAAAGCGCGCGCCACAGGAAAGAATGTAGTGTCTGCGACTTGGCAAGCTTGAACTTTGCCGGCTGTCGTCACTGCCAAGATCGGTGTGGTTGCGAGTGTTAAAGCAGCGCCTGAGATAACACGAGTGACACCATGGATGACAATATCCACAGCTTCACCAGCACTAGCTGCTCTCTGTGCTACTCCGAAGGTGCTGTCGGCTGTTGCTAGAGTTGCAACCTCCACCTTTCCAGCGCCGTTAATTTTGACTAGTGCGAACTCAGTAATTGCACCACCAGCAATCATTGAAACAATTGTCTTTGAATCAGACATGATCAGCCTCCAAAAGCTTTCATATAATAGTTAGGATTGTCCGCGCGAAATTGATCCAACGCTTCAGAATAGGTGATACCCTTCTCTGTTTTGAGCTTATGCACTGCCTCGTCAAGAGACTTAATATTGACCTCAGCGCCACTAGCACCATGACCAATTTCAGTCAACGGCACTGATGAGCCAGACTCACGAGAGCTAAACATCTGCCAAAACTCAGGCTGAGTCTTGCGGACCTCCCACGCCTTCTCAGCAGTATCTTTCTCACTTGGTGATACTTTGCCTTCACTAAGAAGCATATCGACTGCTCGACCACACTCTACAGCATCACGCTCTGAGCGTAATTTCTTAATCTCTGCATCCTGAGCGCTGACCTTCTCATTAAGCGCGTGGATCTCAGAGAGCATCATAGGTGATAATGATTCACTCAATTTAGTCTCCTTGTCATCATCATCTTTTGAAGACTCCTCAAGCTTCTTAGGCTCTTCTTCATCTTCTTTTAATGACTCTTCTTTATCTTTATCGTCTTTTGACTCTGTTGAGAGTGAAGCTTCTGAGTCTTGCTTCATCTCTTTGATTTGGTCCTCAAGCTCGCGGACCATCTCATCTTTGGCGATGAGCATCTGCTTGAGCTCTTCAGGTGACATGCTGTCAATGCTGTCCATCTGAATCTCCTCTGTTAGTGTTACTCGATCTATTTGGTCATGTGACTGTGCAGGTCGAGGGGTAAGTGTGATGGCTAGTAGTTGAGCGTCTCCAACTTTAGAGCCACCGAGTCTGTCAAATACTTCACCGGCCAAGAACTCAGGTGAAGACCAGAGCACACCGCCGGCTTTAGTAACTACATCAAGACCGCGCTCATTATATGCAGGTGTCGCATAGAGCCCATCGTCTCTGAGATCGAGATCAATGATAAGACCTAGCGCGTTGCCAGATTCGGGGGGCGCTGGTGATCCTGATTGGAATGGTGATGTAGCGTGTTGCCAGTCGATAATCACAGGGTCATTCTCTTTACGAGCGTTAAAGACTCTGACCATCTCAGTAAGCATCTCTACATCAATCTCTTTACCAATGGCGTCTCCGCTCATACGAGAAGACACCTGACCTAGGCCAAGAGTCTTAAACGGCTTACCAATCGTGAGCCCATCAGGTATGTCATAGCTAGAGACTTCAGAGAGCTGTACAGCCTCACCATAAGCTCTTAATGTAGATGGGCGCTGAAGCATCAAGCGCTTCTCAGTCTGTTGTCTTTGCTTATATGAATGACGCTTGAAGCTCGTGTTGATGCTCCTATTTCGCTTTTTTGCCATCTCGCCTCCTTCTGATTAGTTGCTCAGTGAGTGCAGACACAGCACCACCACTGCCAATGCTAGACACTCGAGAGATAGCTGAGCGCTGTGCATCCTCAGGCAGGTCTCCAGCTCCTAGCCTCTCTCTGATTGCTCTCTCAAGATCATCATCAGGAGTGAGTAGACCAGACTGAACAAGGCCTGGGAGCATGCCAAGAGAGTCAGCTAGATCATCAGTGTCTAAGCCAGTGTGAGTAAGTTTTGGTAGCTTGCTAGGATCGATACAACCATAATTCCAACGGATCAGCCGGCCTATGGTCCCACCACCACGTCTATCAATGCCACTAGCTTGAGATGCTACGAGATCACAAAGGTTGATAGCAGCACGTCTAAAGATTGATAGGTGGATTTCACCAACACTACGAGCACCGGTCTCAGTATTTCCGAGGTCAGCAAATTGAGCTAGGAAGGCTGATGCAATCTGTGAGTCACACTTAGTGATAATGTTGATAGGGCCATCAGCGTATAGGTTGGGTGTCGCTGCATAGGTGTCAAACTTAACAGCAGCGTTCTCGACTAAATAACTTTGCTCAGCGCTGATAAATGCCTGTGCTTGTACTTCAGCGTCATTGACCATGGAGTCAATGTCACCATCACTGAGGCCTAGAGACTCAGCAACAGAACGATCAACTACTACTTTAGGTGTTGGCACTGCCCACCGGTCAAGACCTACACACATGAGGTTAGCGACACGTTGCTTAGTACGCCACCACCACCACACAGGCCTCAGCATACCAACGCCCTCAAAGTTTGAACCCGTCTTATTGAGGGTGAGTAAGAGGAGCTTGTTAGCTGGGATGGGTTGTGGCTGTTTACCCACACCTACTGTGTTTTGAAGCACACCATCTAGTCTCTGATTATCACGTGATAACCACTGTGAGTGAGCTGATGGCTCACGATCTGCATAGTGTGACAGCCACACCCTGACTCTACCATCTGAGTCTGGTCCTACTTTGTAGACTTCTTCAGCGTATCGATAACCAAGAGGGATGAACTCTAGGAGATAAGCAAGTTGCTCCTCCCATGAGATAGACATCTGACCTGAGAATCCATCGAGGCCCCAGCACTCATTTGCATATCTAGCGAGCTCGTCAGCTACCTCATCATTCTCAACGCCAGGCTCCCAACGCCATGAAGCTGAAAGAAGAGTCTGTCTTAGCATGTGCCAAGATCGTCTAACGATGGGATCAGTCCTCATCATCTCTTCAGCCTCAGAGACCCAGTTGAGGCCTGTGAGTTGAGGGTTGTTCTCTTTGCCGGTGATGTTACCACCAGCGAGTTGAGTACCTGAAATTCCTTTCACCCCTAAACGCGGGTGCAGTGCTTTAAGGTGTTTGGGTGGCCTCTGTTCGTCTATCATATGGACCCCTATTACGTGAGTGTGTCACGCTAGCATAGGCGAGAATACAGATTTTAATCACCTCTGTCCACAGATTCAATTTCAGGCAACCACTCCTCGACCGTAGGGGGGAGTATAACTTGATCAGGATCTTTCGTCTTAATCGGTCTTTCGCCTGAAAAGATGGATAGCTTCTCTATGACTGCTGTCTGTAGTTCTGAGATCTGCTCTCGGCTGAGTTGCATCTGAATCTGTGCATCCCTCAACCGGCCTATCAATGCTTCTCTGTCAGCGTTGGCAGATGCTAGCTTGTCTTTGAGGTCCTCGACTTCTGAAGGATCACGACCTGACGCTATAGCCATCATAGATGAGATAGAGCCGGTGATCATCCCGAGTATGCCTACTAAGACATCTCTGTTCTTTTCAACTATCTCCACATAAGTTAAGAATAGGATGAGCCCAACGACCAAGAGCATAAAAAATACACTAAACCACCATCCCCGTTTGGTTTTCTCTTGGGCGCTGAGCTCTTTCTCTGTCTTACGCTGTTTAATATCCTGAGCCATAAAACATTCTCACTATAAAGTTGGCTGTAATCTGTAACCATCTCACATATCCCTGAGCGCTCAAGTAGGGCCACAGTGTGCAGATGATGTAGATGAGATTGATCAGAGCCCATCGAGGTAACACCCACATGATCCACTCTAAGACTTTACGGTCACGCGCTCTACTCTTGACCTTCTTAGGACCACCTAGTCGTTTTACTTTGTCAGTACCCTCAGGAGGCTGAAGCGACTTAATATCACTGCCTACTGCGTAGAGAGTCTGAGGAGTCTTTACACCTTTGAACTTATAGAGACCTATCATCACATATCGAGTCCCTTTTGGCGTAAATGCATTGGTCGCGCCCTTGACAGACTCTAGCGCTTCAGATGTTAGAAGCACCTGACCAGCTCCACAGAGTGACATGGTGCGCGCTGCTATATTCTTACTGATACCCTCAAGCTCAACTCGTTTTGCTCCCACTGCTGTCCACGTGTCATCTTGGATAACCTCGATGACTGTATCCCAATGGATCCCTATTCTAGTATTCAAGTAAGTCTTGGCAGGAATAGTCTGTTGATAGATCAGTGCAAAGTTGACAGCATCGATGGGTCTATCAAAGCTCAGCATAAAACCATCAGATCTATCTATCTCTCTACCGTCGAACTTATACAGCAAAGACCTGGTTAAACGGTCATGATACTGAAGCCAGATAGCAGCGTCCCTAGCGCCCACCTTCTCAACAAAAGCTGTACTGCCTATGAGGTCGAGTAGTACAATTGCTAACTGTCTCTCTTTGAGGTCGACCATCTTCTCACCACCTTCACATCATGCTTAATAAGATAATCAATACCCGGCTGATCACCATCGTCTGGTGAGTATACCGCCTTGATGCCAGCATGGTGTATTAACTTAGCGCAGTTCAAGCAAGGTGAACGTGTGACAGCTAGATGAGCATTTAGGGTAGATGCTCCAAGCCTTGAAGCGTTAACAATGGCGTTGGCTTCAGCATGGTGACACCCAACCTCAACACGCTGACCACTGATGATGTTGAGGTCAATACGTGAGCAAGTGTGATCTGAATGACACAGCCTAGACCCTCCTCGAGGAGGTCCATTATAACCATCTGAGATCACAGCCCATGACTCAGGATCATATATGACAGCACCCACTTGACCACGTGGACAAGGTGAGCATGAGGCTAAGAGCTCAGCCTGATCAATTCTCAGCTTGATGTGTTTTAACATGATCAACCAAGAGGGATGTTAGACTAATAGGCCAGATCTTACCCAGCTGAATCATGATGGCCTCAGCTACCTCTCTAGTCTCTGGCTGTGAGTGTGAGTCGAGCCTGAGTCTCAGAAACTTTGACCAGTTCAAGAGGTTACCTGTCATCCAAAAGGTAGTGTTGAGGGACTGAGGCAGAACGGCGCGCGCTTGCTCTCTAGCCACTCCTGACTCGATCAGCTCATTATACATCTCCAAGCTCAACTCCTGATGACGCTCGATGAGCTCCACGAACTCTTCAGACCGGTTCACTACTTCAGAGGTCGAGCATTGCAGATTACTTTTAGCCTGTGCTCTCAACTCATCGGGTAGATGAAAGTCAAGCGCCTCTGATGTATAGCGCCGGCTCACCTCATTATAGCTGAATGTTCTATGTCTCATGATCTGCCTAGCTACATAGATAGGACAGTCGATGACAAAGGTGGCTGTCTGATGCTCAAAGGGTGATGTGTGCTGATGCTTAGCTAGGTATTTAATCAGCCTGAGATTACGATCATTCATCAGCTGATTCTCGTGGTCAGCAAAACTAACACGCGCTGCTAAAGCTGGTGTGTAGTCGTTACCCATTGATGAAAGCAAACAGGCGTATCCTTGCCCTCCATAAATATTCAAAACCTTCCCCCTTTACCGCCTACTTTAACCTTTCGGCTTATCGGCGTCCTAGATGTGTATGACCTCTGATCAACCAGAGTGTCTGACCAGTTCCACGTTATTGCGTCATAGCGCAGTGCGTCAAGTGGGTCTTCACGTCCATCCTTTTTAGGTTGCTCTTTATTATCCTCCCACCCATAAGAGTAGATAGCTTTACGCAGACTGTTACCTGTGGCGCGCTCACCTGCATCCCATACCTCACGTGTTACTAAATACTGACCTCGAGCAAAGCACCTCTTTAAGCGCTGAATACCATTAAGCACATCTGTCCTGATGGGGTCTGTGTTTGACCTCAGAGGCATACCTATCCCCAAAGGTGGTGGTGCTCTCATAGCTTTAAAGGCAGACCTACCTGTCTGATCATTCCTAGCTCTACCTGCTTTGTCAGCTACTCCATAGTCTAGCCAGATTCGCTCTCCAGGCGCTTCACTCTTCAGTGACCTAGGCCACGCGGTCATGAGTATGAGTCTAGCTAACTCATCGACGGTGACCTCAGCAGGGTTCAGCTCATGACAGATTACATCAGCGCCTAGCTCATCATCATGGGCAATAATCTGCACTGATGGCTTTCGGAATCCCCAGTCTATTGCGATACGTCCACTCATCGATGGCCTATACTTCCAACCCTCGATGACGTGGAGCTCCTCATTAAACTCTGAGTAGATTAAACCGGTGGGTGGCCTTGGCTTATTGAGGACCATGGCGTCACGCTCCGCTTTGGGTAGTAGCTTAGTTGCCTCAAACCATTCAGCGCTGAGATTGTCCTCGTTAACATAAGACGTGTACAACATAGGCTGACACCCTGCTGTCTCTGCCATCTCTACCCACCATGCACCGGATACAGGCAGACCAACGAGGATCATGATGGGTGTTGGCCCTGCTCTTAATCGACCTAAAGCTTTGTGCGCCACTTCTGATGATAGCGTCTGGCACTCATCGATGAGACAGACCCCACTAGTCACATTTAGACCCTCAAGGGGATTATGAGTCGCGTCTCTTGTCCCCGGTCTATAGTAGGACCTACACCACACTGTTGAGCCGGTCTGCGGATCTGCCCATTGGCGCAACGTGTGGTTGTAAGTCCACCCGAGAGGTGACAACCACTTCTCCATCTCGGGCAACAGCACAGAGTTATAACGTGGATTCGTATCTGTGACAAGTAAGGAGCTGCGACCTGCTCTCCACTTGCTGATGAATAGAAGTGAAAAGACTAGCGCTGATGTCTTGCCTGATCCCCAACCACATCGAGCTGAGATAATGCGCTCCTCTCCTCTGATCGCTCCAATTATATCCTGTTGAAGCGGGTTGAGGCTAAGCAAAAGGTAAACCCTCTGAGGTTGCTACTTTTTTAGTCGTCTTTGTAATTCCATTGATATCAACTTCTAGTACATAAACTATAGTGCCCTGCATAACATCAATTAGGTCATAGTAGATGATCAACCACCCTGTAGACTCGTCGAGTTCCTCAACCTTGTGATACGTTCCCTCGACTCTGTAATAGGTTCGCTCTCTACTCGGCTCAACTGTCCACTGGCGCTTCAGCTTCACTCGTACTTTCATCATTTATTTCCTCGTCTGCTATACGTCTGGAATACGCCTGATTACTCTGCTCGACCATCAGAGCGAACATCTCATCAGACTGCTTATGTGGGTTGTTTACATGGAGCTCGACTTCTCGCTTTGCTCCCCATCTCTGAGGAAAGCGTCTCTCTAGGATCCATGCCAAACCACGCCAATCTTCTTTAAGCTCAGCTGTCTGCTTAATCTTAGAGAGTAAAACAGCCTCTGAGAATGTGATAGCGGCGTCTACTTCACGAGTCCACTCACCACCTTCACCGCTCGACTTTAACCACTCATAGTACGTCGCCTTGGCTATGCCGGCCTGAGCACATGAGGCTTCAACAGTGAGCCCGTCTCTGAGGTTAGCTAAGAGCTGATCCTTTTGGCGCTTCGTCTTTTTTCGACCTTTACCCATGTCTACGTTTCCTATTAGCTAAACGCTGATATTCAAGACGTGCCTGTCTTTTCTCAGGTGTCTCATTATCTCTAGCTCTTTGATTATAAACACGCTGTCTAGCTAGTCGAGCTTCTCTCTGTTCAGGCGCTTCACTGTGCCTATGCTTTCGATTCGCTGAGCGCTGATTCTCTAGTCGAGTCTGCCTCTGCTCAGGAGTCTCAACCTCTCGGCGGGCTCGAGCATACTCTCTCTGCTTAGACAGTCTGGCCTCTTTTTGCTCAGGAGTCTCTTGGCTCCTGGCTATCCTCATCCTGATTGCATCGTAGCTCATCACTTGCATCCTCTAGCTGTTGATTGGCCATAAGTGTGCTTACGATGGTATCATAAAGACGCTGAGTTTCTATTCTCGCTTCATCAGTCTCACTAAGCCCTTCTAGTTTCTCAGCAAACCTAGCTTTGAGATCATGAAGAGTTTTAATAATGCTCGCGTGCGCGTGTGTAGGTGTGTCCATTTTGTCCATAAATTAACCTTTATTCTCTCTCTTATCCTATCGCGAGGTTTAGATTAATAAAGCTACTAATAGTCTGCTGCCATAGAGGTGACAAGTTGCTTGCTGAGACAAAGTTTTTAAAGTTCTCACCCTCTATCTTTAAAAGTCTGCTTTGCTCATTTTGCCCTAAGATGATCTGAACAGAATGATATTTAAGTATTGAAAAGTCCTGAGCTAATAGCATAGCCGGATCTTTGTACATAAAGACTGCGAGCATAAACGGCTTGCCAGAGTTCGCCATCTCATCAAGCTGTTTCTCAACACCTTTTAAATTATACAGACAAGATAGACAGCTTAAGCAGATACCATGCTTGTCTCTATGAGACTTAAACTCGACAACAGCATCACAGCTGGTCGTAAAGTCATAGCATGGTATCTTCGTGTGGTAATTCCTGTCCCAGTTTTTACTCGATGGATAATATACCTTATTCATCTTGCTAGCTGATACTTCGTTTAAGAATGTCTTAAAGTAATATTCTAAGATAAAGCCTAAGACTTGCCCTAATTCATAGCGGTTATAGTCAGCTAAATGCTCTGCTTTGGGTTTACCAAAATCTATCCTCTTTTTCCTAACAACCTTAAGACCGTAATTCTTACCTTTTCTAGTCGCGCTGTTAAGTTTAGACGTGATGTCTTCATCTGTAAGCACAGTCATGACTCAGACTCATTACGCCATGCACCATGTCTCTTCATCTCCTCTGAGAAATAACAGACATCAGGCTTAACTGTTGTATAGATCATCTCTCCCTCTTTGTTCTCTTCGCCTTGGATATAGCAGAGTTGATGGTCGAGTAGTTGATTGCGCTTCATGTCTGACATCTTAGACCAGCGTACATAGTCGATAGAGATGACGAACTTGTAACGATGGTCACATAGAGCAGCTGCTGTGCTGTTGAGCTTCACAGTCTTAGCAGTGATCTTACTACCCTTCTCTTTAAACGTGATCATGATCTGCCCAACGAGGTCAGCCAGGTGATGATGATACATACTGATGATTTGATTAAGCCGGTTGAGGTCAGTCTCTTCAGCTTTCCATTCCTTAGACATTGTCTCTCCTATTGTGGCCCATACTTAAAGGGCTCTCTTTTAATTAAGTTTTCATTCCAATCTGACATTGGGTGTGAATATCTCCACAGCCCCCATGCATCAAACAGCGCTAAGACTTCACCTTGTCTACGCTCGAGATCTACCCACCGACCATTTAATTGTAGATCCTGATTCATCATAATCTGCAAGACTTGTCTGGGTGTTAGGTCTCTCTGTGGCAGTGGCTCGTAGGGGTTAGGTATATACTTAGGATTAGGCGCGTGTTTTGAAATAAATGCGCTAGGCCATATCACCTCTACTTCAGCCTCTACCTCTGTCTCTACCTCTACCTCTGTCTCTACCTCTACCTCTGTCTCTACCTCTACCTCTGTCTCTACCTCTACCAGCTCCCCATGATCATTAAACGCTGGATCATCGATGACTGCTTTGGGTAGACGATAAGTTTTAGTAGAGTGTTTAGCCTCTGATGCTGATTGTCTAGCAAGTTCTAGCTTGCTAATCAGGCCACGCTTGTCACTGGGTGACACGTGCTGACTTGACCAGCTGCCTTTAACCATCTTGATCTTCACCTAGTTGAGCATAGAGATGGTTGATAAGCTCTCGGTTCTTATGCTCTCTCTTCTCATTAGATAGATGACTCTTCTTCATAAGCAGAAGGTCACACTCCAAGATAGTTATCTTCTCACTGAGCTCCTTAAGCCGGTCATCAAGAAGGTCTATGTTGTCTTTGTTCGCATTGATGTCACCTTTGCATTCGTCGGCTACAAGGCTAGACACTGACACACACTCATCATACTTTTCAGCTGAGGCCTCCCGGTTAAGCTTTAGCTCAGCATTAATCATGTCAACAGACTCACAGAGATACTTGCCATGTTTCTGAAAGTCCTGAAATATCTGAGCATCAACTTTTGACGCCTTATCTTCGAGTCTCTCAAGTCTTTTATTCGTCTGGTCAAACTCATTATGCACTGAGTGAACAATAAGATTGTTACTCGCTTTTAGTAGGCAATCATTTAATTCTTCAGCTTCTTGATGATGGCGTCTTGCGTTCTCTCTGTGCTTTGCAATCTTAGCCTCAAGTACCTCTATGGGGCTTGGTGCCTCTGGCTCAAGCGCCTCTGGCTCAAGCTCTACATTGGCGCTAGGTAAGTAAAGCTTCTTATACTCTTGAAGACTTAGTACCGAGTCACCTTCAACATTCCTCATGCCAGCATCTGCTGATAATCCCTCTGCAATCTCGATGAGGGGGCATTGTGCATAGTTCGGGTCTGTAATATCAAGAATCTGAGCTAGAGGCTCCTCTTCACTTGATAAGTCTAACCAGCCACCAAACTCACCATAACCTACATAAACATAAAACTTATACCATCCTGATACCTTGCAGACGGTGTCATGATCATAACCTCTTGGGGCTGTGTAAACGTCGTTATCTTTATCATAAAAGGCAAGATTTGAAACAACATCACTCACACTAGCTTCATATTGGCCCACGATGATTGCAAAAGGGACACCGGTCTCTTTTAGGTCTTGTCTCTGAGGCTCGATGATGTCCTTTAGTGTGTGAGGTTTAAATGATCCATCAACAGAGCGCCTTGACTTAATCTCAAGGTAGCACAAAGTTTTATCATCTCTGTTCATCTCAATATCAAACAGGCGCCTCTTAGCTGCATTATGGTTAAATGTTGATTGAACAGACCCATAGCCATTATCATGACTATTTGAAAGCGTGTTAAACAGTACACTCTCTAGCAAAAATCCTAGATGTTTCCCGTTGTGAGCTGCTGTACCTGCTGGCGCTCCATTCTCATATTTAAAGTTTGCATCAAAGCCAATGCCATTACCTTGGATCTTCATGTTCAAGACTTCCTCCTATGGAATGATGTTTCCATCTTTAGCTCTAGGTTGTGGGGATGCCCATTGATCATGCTTTTGCTCAGGCCAAGTATTCTCAGCGCCCTTATCCCATGCACTCTGTGGAGCTGGTCGCTGATCTACATAGGGGTATGATGTGTTAGTCACCCTTTGAATCTGCTGGTCTTGGCTTGCCCAGTCGTCATTGATCTGAGCTTGATTGAAGTCTTGACCTTGGTGTGACTTTCGTTGATCTGGCGTCTTAAACCAACGTGTGCACATCACATACCACTTAGTGACCTTTGTCTCTTCGTTAATATAATTCTTGTGACTGCCTTCAATCACCACATAGTCACCTTTGTTTAAGCGCTCCATTGAACGAGCGCCAGACTCTCCATAGACTCGGACATCAAACCAATTAGTGTTATTGGTCCACTCTCCATTAATCTTGTAGTTGTCATCTACAGCGACACTGAATCTAGCATATCGTTTACCTTGATGTGTTGTTTCTGCTGTTGGTTTGGCTCCCAGCCTACCTGAGATAACAAGACTGTTAGTACTGGCCATTATTTATCCTTATCCTTGTTGATGAAAGTAGACTCAAACTCTCCATAGTACCCTGCAAAGATAATATGCTCGATGAGCTTACTAACGCTGATCTGTTTAGCTCGAGCCTCATTAGAGAGCATGAGGTGTTGAGCTGGCGTGCATCTGACGCTTAAGTTTAATTTAGGCTCTTTAGCCTTCTTCACTGTGACCTCCTATCAAATGAAAAGGCTTGAGTCAGACGGTGAACGCTCAGCAATGTTCAAGTAAGTCTAACTCAAGCCCTAACTTAACTTACATCAGTTTAAGTTAATGTCAAATACTTATTGACTAGTCTAGTTAATACTTATACTCTGTGTTTGCATTTTAGGTTCGTTGGTTAATGACTAAGGCTGTGATCGGTCGTCCAGCCTCACAGGGTGCTAGTTATCTAGTAAACTTGGTTACAGCCTTAGTCATCAGCTTCCTCTAAAGCCTCATACACTTCTTCGCGGTGGCCTAATACTTTGAAGGGAGTGATGGGGCTTTCTTTATTTTGGCGTAAAGCTCTAAGACACCCTGAGATTATTTTGGCACTCGCCTGATGATCGAGCTGAGATTATTTTGGCGTAAAGCTCTAAGACACCCTGAGATTATTTTGGCACTATTTTGGCGGGGAGCATTTAAGTCTTAGTTTTCAGATGATTGTCAATTCGGCCCTAATTGGTCCACGCGCTGTAAGGAGCTGCTTGGACTCTCTTAGACTCTCCAACCATTTTGACAGGCACAAACATCTCTTTAATCCGATCTTGAGCTTGTGTGCTCTCAATAAACTGCACACCAGTCATATTAGATGAGATGATCACTTGTAGCTTACCATTCAACCACTTCTCATAGATCTGGATGAGTGTGTTTTGTCCAAACTCGAGCCACCATTTATTACTAAGCATTGATCCATTATTGCCTCCAAACTCATCGATGAATAGGAAGTCCACGCCCTTTATCCACAAAGGTACTTCAGCTTCCTTGTCATCCTTGCCCTCTGATGAAGCGACCATAGGATTCTTCATGTCTTTATTATTCCATGAAGTCGTCTGTTGCCCTCTTAGCGCCTGATGAGTGATGAACTTAACCTTATGCCCATAGTAACAAGCCTCTCTTGCCATAGCATACATAAATGAGGTCTTGCCTGTACCCTTTGTGCCACATAGATAAAGAGCTGGCTTTGGAATGCGCCTTGGCTGCTCATCTTCTGGTAAGAGTCTAACCCTCTGCTCTTCTTTTAATCTCCCAATGAAGTCATCAGCGTGACTCTTTAGCTCAGGGAATGACTCAAACGAGTACCCACCCTCATCAGTTTCCTCACTTTTAAAATACATCCCTGAAGCTTTGGAAGGTAGCTTAACTGAAGCTAGGCGCTCGAGCCATCTTCTAGGGACCTCACACCTTTGACATGGTCCTCCTCTTGGAGCTGTTGTCCCTGTTCGTCTTACTGTCGACCATTGGCCATTGGCGCAGTTACTATGGCCACAGTAGTGAACTGGTTTAGGGATTAGCAGATGAGGATGGCCAGAGATATAGTCATTGGCCTCCAGGTTGCTCGGCTTTAAATAGCTAAAGTCATCAGCGTTAAGGTCAGTCTCTACCGGCTGATAAGTATCCTGACCTCTTTTCTTAGCAATATTCTTTTTAAAGAGATCCAGATTCATAAAATTTATAGCTTCACCAATGCTCTTCATGAGTAGCTCCTAGCTTTAAGTGATGATGCAGCGTTTATCTGTGAGTGTATAGATGAGTTCTTGTGGCGCTTCTGGCTCCTGAGTTTTGCTTTTTGATAATCAGATAAATGAGAGTCATCCTCCGCGCCCTCTTCTTTTAGATCTTCTTTTTTTACTTTATTAAGACTTAAAGAGATTTTATTGTGTGCCAAGTTGTCAGGGAGGGTAGGCCAATTTGACACTGGTGGTGGACAATCTGACACTGGTGGGTGTGCCAAGTTGTCATGGGGAGGGTGACAATCTGTCATGGGGGGGTGACAATCTGACACTGTCTTGTCCTGCTCAGGAGGGTGACAATCTGTCATGGGAGGGTGACAATCTGACACTAGTGGTGGATTACTCATCTCGACCAGTTTATCAATATTAAGAGTAATCACGTGGTCACCCTTTGAGCGATTCTCTGACATTGTGATTACTCCTAAGCTCTGGAGCTCCTTAAGCGCTCTCTTGATTGTCCTCATCGAGACAGACTCATCATGCATCTCATCAGAGTCAGCGCCTGAGTATCGATTAAACCTCTTATATATATAAGACGCCGTTATCCTCTTCGACCATGTCGACCAGTCAAAACCACCGCCTGAGTTGCCGCATAGGCTCATCAATACCATCTTAGCTGTGTGCATCTTAATAGGTGCGCTCTCGGCTAGTCTGTAAACATCACTTTGCTTCATCACTTTCCTTTCATGAATATTTAACATATTTGTATATTGACAACACGCTTGAGCTATGTCAAGTTGTTTGAGTAACTACAACTAACTTGAGTTGCTTAAATCTAAACACTCAGGATAAATGAAGGAAGGTCCAACATGGATGAACTAAAGAGGATAAGACTAAGAGGATTAGCTGAGCGTGGGCTCTCATCTCTAGCTGATGAGGTAGATATCGACCTACCACAGCTATCGAGGATTATTGCCGGAAAGACTCCATGCTCATTAAAGAGAGCTGTTACTCTTTGCTATGTGACAAACCGTATGGCTAAAGCTGTTAATCAGTCACCAGACTTTACCCTCCAAGATTTTAGAGCTGATGCAGAGGGTGAAGCGCTAAAGCCTGATCATAAGTTTTGGATCACAGAGGTCTTATTCAAGGGGGCTGCTGGGTTCACAGCTGGTGAGATACTTGAGCGCCCTGAGTTCAAGACCAATCAAGATCTCATGCTTGCGCTTCATCATGCATTAAACACAGACAAGACCGGTCACTCATGGGGCTCCTGGCTAATCAGCCACAGTTCATCACGCAAACCTTGGTTCTCAGAGGAGTCTTAAATAATGGACACCACAACACAACTATTCATCCGACCCGTAAAGCTCGAGCACAACATGCACCCAGATAAACAACTAAAATCCGACATGACAATGATTGGCCTCTTGATCCTGTCCATCTTCATCATGGGCGCTATCTGCTCAGTAGGTAACACTCATGACTCTAATAGAGACTGCGCTTTAAAGGTGACTAAAGGGTTATCACCCTTCCAAGGTCGTCTGCTGATCCGTAAAGAAGCGACTTATGCCAATGCCTCACAGTGGTGCGCTCGACATACAGACACCAGCTATGAGCAGATCAATCAGGCTAAACAGTGGCCTATGTTCCCATCACAATACTAAGGAGTGAACCCATGAGTATATCCATGTATGTCCCTAAAACTATGGCTGAGTTGCACGATATCGCGCTATCCGTTGCTCAAGCGCATAATGAACACCCTCAGAAGATCATCAGTAAGTTTATGGCTTTTGGCCACATGTACGGTCATGACGTTGCAAGAACTGCAATGCTAACATATATGAGAGGCAACAGCCCATGCTTAAAGGCTGAAGGTCTGAAGTGTGCTGTGCTTGCTTCTGGTAAACTCCTTTGGTTCCGATATATTGAGCAAAGCGCCGAACGTTGCATCATTGAGGTAAAGCGCTCCGACTTCCCGTCTGATGTACCGCCCCAACGCTTTGAATACACTTGGGAAGATGCAGTAAGAGCAGGTAACAGTCGACAGGCGAACTATATCAAGATGCCTGCTGCCATGCTTACTGCTAGGTGTTGGAGTAAAATGGCGCGCGATTATTTCCCTGATGTCGTTGGTGGTTTCTATTCAATAGAGGAGATGATGGATAATGAAAATATGAACGATGATGAGCGAGCTATGATCTCAGCTCAATCGATGGGCGAAGAGATCAATCTCTCTACTCGACCACAGCCTCAATCGGCTCCACCGCCAACGGCTCAGCCTCAGCCTCAGCCAGTGCCACAGCCAGCTCCTCAGCACATTGAGATTGATCAGTCTATTAATAGTCTGCCTGTGCCACAGATGCCCACCGGTCGAAAGCATCGAGCTGATGACCCCATTGCTTATGCACCTACTCCAAGCACAGGTTTTAATGATCTAGTTAAGCTGGAGGCTACATATAAGAACATAGGCTTACAAGTCGTGGAGGCTGCCAAGTCGATGTCTGATCGTGGCCTTGATGCCAATGTACTCAGCCCTGAGGATCACAAGACATTTTTCTATCGATGGGCCTTCTCTGAAGTTGTGAGAGAAAACAATGCTCTTGAAGATGAGTGGTGGCAGCGTCGAACCTCATACTCACATGTCTTTAATGAGATACAGCTAGAGTTCAAGCTACTCTCAAGCGTGGACCACAGTGATATCGTCAGAGCTTTCGTAGAGGTCAATGATGCTTTTTTTGAACTGTGCCGAGTAGCAGCATACATTAAAGAGGGTGGATCACTCTGGGTGCTTGCTCAGCAGACCTTGAAGGCTATTATTGAGAAGAAGAAGGGCATGCCAGCAGTTAGAGAGATCTATAATAAAGTTATGGGGTATTAACTATCTCTGCTCGATGTGAGTAAGCACAGCTTCTACTCTAGCTAAGCTCGCTTTGATGTCAGAGAGATCACGCTCGATATCATTGAAGCGTTCATCCCATCGGCCTCCTCTAGCTTCTAATGAGTGTACCTGCTGTTTTAGACGCCCCATCTCCTCCGCTTGTCTAGCTGAGTCCTGAGCGCCTTTAATAACTAGGCCTACTATGGCGACAATAACGCCAATGTCTACGCTTGAAAAGTCCATGGGATCACTTCCTGATAATGATGATGGTAGTAGTAAGTATAGCGCTAAGACCTACGAGGCCCGCGCTCACCCACTTCCATTTAAAACGCTTCTGTTCAGTCTCTGCAAGTGTTCCCTCAACAGCGCTGAGCTTTACTTTATAGCTGTCAATGATCTGCTGATCCTCAACAGTTCTCTGACTAACGAGACTAGCTAAAGATTCAGCTGAGTCTCTGCAAGCGCTGGCTGTTGAAGTTACAGCTAGATGACAAAGACCCGGCTGATTCTGCACAACGTCTTTGACTTGCAGAAAATTGCTAAGAGTTAGAGTCATACAGAATCCTGTTAAGCTTTTACATCTCGAGCGCTCCCCCACAATCGGCTTGATGTGCTCACCCATGTAGATCGTGTTGGCTGGTATTTGCTCAGGCATCAGAGGCGACAGCCAAATGATAAGAGAGAGAAGACTAGTCACCACACATCACCTCTTGTAAGTCTTGTAACACAGAGTCAACACGCTCCTGAGCTATTGCCTCACAGTTGAGCGCGCACTTGCCAGCCTTGATCGCTTCACACTCGACAAGCTTAAGTTGAGCGTCGACTACTTGAGTCTGAACTTCATCGATCTTGATGACACACTCAGCGAGCTCCTGCTCATGAGTCTTCTTAGACTGTGCAGCTCCGAGATGAATGCCCCATACATAAGCGCCTAGCCATGAGCCAAAGACCACAGCGACAGCACCAACATACTTTAAAGTGTCTTTTGGCAAATTAACATTAATCATTTTAGACCTCCAAAATCTTCACAAAAGAATAGTCGTCTTCAACATGACAAGTACCTGCAAGCGTTGTGATTTTGATTTTAATTGTCTTCGTTCCTGTCTCTATAGACAATGCACAAACACTAGCATCAACACCGATTTTGTTATCCTGAGTAGTTGAAGCTGGAGAGCTTTGAGCAACGCCATCTACAGTTAAATTAAAGTCGACATAATTACTAATGGGATCTGCTGAATTGTTTATCCCTAAGCCAGCATCAATCATGTAGTTGCCAGGCCCTAAGACGATATTGTCACTATTGATAGTTGCTGTTGTTGTGTTTAAAATCGGAGTTGTATTTAATGCAATGATATCATTTACAGTGAGTGAGCCCGTACCGTTATTCGTCTTTAATAAAAGCAGTTTTACAGGGACAGGGACTGCACCATTTGCATACGTCATGTCAGAACCTCCAAATTAATGCTCGAGCGTTTACATAACTAAGACCAGACCCACTAGGGGTATCAACAGCAGTCAACATGCCTGATGTTGTTTTCAATCTTAACTCATACGTGCCCCCCAGTGTTGCAAACTTTGCAGTCTCATCAGCTACAATGTCACCTGACCGCCCCTCTGAAATATTAAAGCCTGAGCATATATTCGATTGAATACCCACATACGCTGAGGCTGTGACATCATACCAACAGCAAACAGCATAATTATAGTTAATCACAGGGTAGGATGTATGCCAGTAAACAATTGATGCTTCTAAATAATAAGATGAGCCATTGATCGGCAGCGTAAACTCAGAGCCCGACCTTGATATAGTGAAGCTTTTTCCAAACGAAGTATCTTCACTAGCATAGGTTATTGGCTCATCGTTTGCTATTGTAGCGCTAGCATCATAATAAACATTCAGATTACAATCTAATTGTTGTGGCAGACCTGATTTCACAAACGTCATTATAGCCTCATAATCTTGCAATGTGTCAGGGTTGTATCAGGAGCTGTGCCCATACCTGCTACTCTTAACCATTGTTGAAATTGAGCGTTATTATATCCAAAAGACATATCATCACCACGCCCGGAACCACCGGCACTACTGACGTTTGACTCAGGCATTATTTGACCTTGAGTATGAAGAGAAGCACCATTTACGCCTACTCTTGCACTTCCATACGTATTAGATGCAGGTGAAAAACACGCCTCTGTAAAAAAATAGTATGTTGATTCAAGATTTCCTGTGCTCGTGTCTAGTGAGAGCCATGAGACATTGAAAGTGTCAAAAATCTGATGAGACCCAATCGCTGTGCCTCCTGACATTTTAGCAATATCAAACGGGGTTACACCTGCATTGGTCGAACTGCGCTGAATATAACTCATATGATAATCCAGTTTGAACCGTCAGACATCAATGTGATCGAGTCATATTGTGCAGGGATTGCAAGCGTACTTTGCCCAGCGTGATCAATAGTTTCTGAACCGTCAGGATCAATTGATACAGTGCCTGTCCCTAGTCGTTTTAGCTGATACTTGAAGCCTGACCCCACAGTAGCTGAGGCCACCAGCGCTATAGTGACATTATATGTTGTATTATTGATTTTGTAGACATCTTCAATAACGCCAGCGCTCGGAGCTGATAGTGTATGAGTCTGATTTGATGTAGCTGTCAAAGTCGTTAGTGTAGGCGCTGATCCGCCACTGCTTTGAGTAGTCCAGCTCAACACGCCAGAGCCATTGGTCTTAAGAACTTGGTTTGCTGTTCCATCATCGACTGGCAAAGTTAATGTATAGTCACCGCCTAGATCTGCATCTGCTGGCGCTTTTAGAGCTATGTAATTAGTGCCCGCCTCATCAAAAAATCTCACTTCTGCTGGATTTGTATTACCACCTAGCTTGATGTGACCTGTTCCATGAGGTGTGAGCTCCACATTACCATTGCTAGCTGAAGTCAGCTTGTTGCTGTTTAGATCGAGGTCACCACCAAGTTGAGGGGAAGTGTCATCTGCAACGCTTAATGATGTATCAACCCATGCTGATCCTGAATACCTTAAATACTCGCCAGTTGATGCACCTGTGATGGTCACATCACTTAGGTCATTGAGTGCTGATGGGACTGTAGGCTTGCCACTTAAGTCACTGTAAGCTCCGCTAGTCGCCACCGTTGCCAAGCTAGGTGTACCACTCAGATCACTGTAAGCTCCACTAGTCGCCACCGTTGCCAGACTCGGTGTACCGCTCAGATCACTGTAGGCTAG